TGCTGAGGTAGTATTTCTGCGGGCAGGATTGCCAAGTAGAAAGCTGACTATAAGAACGATGTGGGGGTAGTTGATTCATATGCATAGTGTATTCTCCAAGTCGGACAAATCGGGTCCGACACGCCGTTTGTTTTTTAACCAAGTTCGTGATAAGTTTGAGGGGTGGAGGGCGGGAAAGGCTCGCCACAGGGCGAGCCGATGAAAGATATAGAAGTATTCATAAACAAAATAGAAGATGCGAAGACGCATCTTCCTGATGGGCATAAGGATAAAGAATGGATGGAAGGGTTTAACGCTGGTTTAGATTGGGCAATAAGGATTCTAAACAAAGATAAATCTGCGTATTAAAAACAAAAAGAAGGGGGAACCGTTTGGTTCCCCCTATCTCTTTGGCTCCCTACCATTCAGGCGGAGCAACTGCGAGCGCATCCAGCGTGGCTAAGTTGATGCACCCGACTGCTGGAATGGAAAGCGTATGCTGCAAACCCTTAAGCACTTCAGCCAGGGGAGCATCTAGCACATCATCTCCAGCTATATTCAGCGCCACTCGAACTTTCTCTACTAGTTCGTGACGCTCACCTGGTGATACCAGGGATATTAGTCTGTTCTGTTCCACTATGTAATCGGAACTTCTGTATCAATAGTCTGTAATTGAACCGTAACTATTCCACCGAATCCTGCTGCGAATGAGGGTGGAGAAGTCTGCTCAAATTGGATAGCACGGATTGTACAGACTCGTTCTTCTCCCGAAGAAAAGTCTTGGAATAGTACCGCGCCTCCATTTTGTTCAATGCGTTCCAGATAGTTAATGCGTTCCCATGGCGCTGATACTCTTGTAACTCCATTGGAATCGCGCTCCTCTTCATAGCATAGTAATGGGATAGTAAGTGTACGAGAACGAAGTGGTGCTGGTAGAGCACGACACTGCCATTCTTCTACCATTGGACCAACTGTTGCATCACTTGTGCTACGAGTTAAGGTCAATGTAATTTCAAAGTGGTCTGCTGGTTGCAAGCTTGCAGATAATTGGAAGTCAGTTGAACCAGTTAGTGGAATAGATTCAATTCCTGAAGCACCGCCATCTTGGTCAGAAACAGAGAAACCAACAGTTCCTCCAGTGCCACCTGTTCTTATTGCAAGAGATACTGGTTGTTTATCTTCAGCAGTACCCCAACGAATCCAGCCAGAGCTTACGGTTCCAGATGTACAAAGTTCAGTTGCATGCTCAACCCATACGCCAGATGCACCAACCATAAGTTTACGTGCAGTAATTCCAATAAAACAAACGCCTATTACATCAGATGCATTAGTAGCTAGGTCGGCAGCGTAAGCATATCCATTATCTACTGGTTGACCCAGGTCAATACGCCACAATCCTTTAACTGTATTAATGGCATAGTTACGAGTCGCGTATATATATCTATTATTAAATGCAATATCCCTGACATCGCCAACAACATTGAGTGGTCCATAAGTAAAACTTAATCCGTCGGTGCTTTGATTTCCAACACGAAGTCCAGCAGTAGTAGCCATAACTACGTACTCGTTTAGGTACGTGCGAATCTGGTGCAGGGTTTCACCACGAGGTAGCTCGGCAATAACAATTGGGTCTTTGATTGCAGCAAGCGGTGATGCATCATCAATAGCAAATGACAAGACACGGCTGATAGCGCCAAGGGTATAGCCAACTATGATGGCACTGTTTAGTTCACCAACTGATTCCCATACCAAGTTAGAATCTTTGAATGTATATCGCTCTTCTGTGTTACCTATAGTTGTTGGGGTAGAAGTAGGAAACCTAGATAGTTCATAGACTACGCATTGCGTAGTATCTTCTTTAACTCCGATAACAATACGGTCTTTGACAAAGCCAATAGCCTGGACAGTAAATGTAGTAACACCGTTTGGCTTAGCCCAAAGCTTGGTTACAGCCAGTGAGGTGCTTACTGAATAGATACCATCACTAGCACCAACGATAGCGCTGTTACCATCTGATGATATAACCTGGGCTGTTACTGAAGTTGCAAGAGATGTTGATGTGCTAGCACCAGTAGAGCCATTGTAATAAAAAACATTACCGCTTTGAATATAGAATGCGCCATTGTTTGTTGTGGCAGGCTTAGCAGTGATAGCAGTAGTTGATACCTGTGTAGTTCTAGGTAGAAGCTTTAGTTCGCCAATGTTCCATACATCAATATTGTTTGATTCATAGAATCTATATTGGTCGGATGAGTCAGCGTCGTAGTAACGTTCGCCAGCACCATGATGCCAAGATGTAGCAGACCGAAGCCACCAGTTAGACAAAGAGTTTTCACCAGCGGATGTGCCTTGGTCAATACGTTCCTTCTGATAAGTCGTAGTGATACGACTTATACGGTTCTGGTCAGATGCACCAGATAACCATGGCGTGTTACCAATTGCATAGCTTGCAGCAAAATCCTCTCGCTTGTATTTAACAAGCGCTGTTGGGATTGCTTGGCTAAGAATAATCGGTAGGTCGCCAACAAGGTCCTTGTTGCTAGTTGCCACGATTTACCTCTACTTCTTATTAGTTGGACATTCTGGACAGCAGCAATGATGGTGTGGTTTGATAACCACTGCAGGTTTTTTATCTGGCAATGGTTTTATTACAGCTTTAATTTGGTTAACCAGCTTAGGTTGATTCATCCACCAGAACCAGGGACTAGTATCGTTACCGCTAGCATCATTAATAGAAATATGTAGATGCTTGTTATGAGGATTACTCCCAGTGTACCGTCTGTTTCCCAGCTTGGATTTCTCTTTAGACCAAATCTTTCCTTGAAAGATAAGGTACTTGACACGAGCATCTTCTTTAAGTTTCTCAAAAATAACCGCACAATCGATACCATTGTCTGGGTCATGGGTGAGGTCTACTGCTAGCCCAGTATTGTGGTCCGAAGTTGGACTCGCCTTCAGGTGAGCTGCACTTGGCAACAATCCGTCCGACAATTTCTTTCGCTTCGGCGACAATGCCGTCGCCTGACGGAGCACAGCAATAGCAGCAGGCGTGGCTTTCTTGGTTACAGGTTTCATTCATTTCACTTTCCTGCTATGAGTTCAAATAAACTGTCAACGCGCTTCTCTAATCTGTCGATGGAGTCACGCATACTTGTGCCAGAATTTGGCTTGAGTTCAGCAAGGTAGTGCTTGACCAACCAACGAACTGAGCCAGCAAAGCTGGCGACTATTGTGGTAACCGCTACCGCGATACCAGCCCATTCGTTGGTGCTCATTATTCTGCCCCGCGCCCGAAGTCTGTTGAAGAAGAGTCAAGCCACTTAAGGACTGGACCAAGGAAGCCTGTTAATGCTGCCATTCCAAGTGTCTTAAGGTCTGTTTCTCCTGCAAGGTATAGCGCTACAGCTGCTGCTGCTGCTGCACGGAACCAAGACAATGCTGCTGATTGTAACTTTGCGTTCATATTATTCTCCTAAGTTAATTGTTGGTGGTACTACTGCTTGCTGTGCATCATAGTGAGCCTTAGTCATAGAACTAAACTCACCATTACCACGGTCTATAATTGCGTGTTCTACTATTGAACCGTCTTGATTTTTTATTTTTACAAAAGTTACATTATCCATTTGATTTCCTTAAAGTTCCGCGCTGAAGCCAATATAGGCTGTTGATGAATTTCCTGCTCTAACAACTGCTGGTCTATTTGCTGTCTGACCAGTTGCGTTTATCCAATAGATTCTTAGGGGAAAAGTTCCGCTTTCGCTAATACCAAATGCTGGCGTTCCACCAGAAGCGGTATAACTTGAATCAATTATTTGTAGTGTTGAATACTCAAAAGATGGTGGAACTATACGCATAGGAACTGGTGGAGTTACAATTGCCATACCGTTGTTTGCATCTTGCATAAAACCATTTGCAAAAGGAGTATAAGCAGCACCTGAGGTTTGTCGCCAGTAATACCTCTGGCACGCTTCAAGCTCTGCTTGTGGGTTACCGCCACCTGCTGGTGTAAATGGTGTTGCTACAGCAGAGCCTTCTTCTAACTGCACACCCCAAATATCAAAGCTGTGTACGGTTGCAGCTACTCCATAAAAATCAATTCCTACATAGCTTCCATCTACAATTGTTTTTCCAGACAAAGATGGGAATGTGATAACCGTAGTAAATCTTTGCCAAGATGTTGTTGCCGTGACGGCTCCAATCGACATTGAAGGATACGCTTCAGCAGAACCACCAGGACCAAAATTCTGTCTTATGCCAAGACCAATCGACCTATTTGCATCAGCTTTTACCCAAAAAGATAATACCGCTGTTCTTCCTGCAAAATTTCTTACATCCTCAACTCTTTGCTGAAGAAGTAAATATGTGTTACTGCTTCCTATTGCGCTCATATTTACTCTTAAAAAATATTGACCTTCATACCCTGCAACAGGCGCAGTCCCAGGAGTAAAGGTTTGACGAGATGTGGTTACTGTCGGGCTTCCACTCCAAAATGTTCTCCACCTGTCAGCTGCAAATGCTTCATTAGCAGTAAAGGAAGTTCCTCTTTGCCAGACACTAAAATCACCGTTGATAATTTTATTCTTGCCAGCGACCTGTTGGGCTGCATAGGATTTCCAGGCAAGACCAGTGCTGGTGGTAGAGTCAGATACTAGGACCTGGTCATTGCTACCAACGCCAATACGAGCAGGAGTACTAGCTGCAGTAGCAGCATATATATCTCCCTTTGCTGTAGGGATATTGTCGATGTTAGAAACATCTCTAGCTCTACTCATTAACTGTTACCTCCTGGATAAATAATGCTTCTACTGGTGCTGGGGTGTGAACAATTGGCTCTGGCTCTGGCTCACCATTCAACCAACGAAGGTATGCCTGATAGTCAGGATTGGTTGGGTCTTCGATAAATGAATACAAGACACCATTTTCTTCACATGAAATAACATTTTGCCCATGTACTTCATTTACTTTATATTCTTTACTCATCATATCTCCTATAACTCCGAACTGAAAGCAACACTTGCTGCGCTGTTTATATATACAACGCTGCCAGGTCTATTAGCTGTTAATCCAGAAAGTCCGTCTCTATATAACAAAGCATTTGTTACAGTCGGCGCATAGATACTAATACTGTTAAAGGGTGTTGTTGGGACATATAGCGCTTGGTAATAATTAGTTCCAGTTGTCGATACAAGCGTTGGCGCAATTCTCATTTCTACTGGGTATTGAACTACACCCTCCCATTGAGTAGTTGATATTGTATAAATTGCTGGAACAACATAGTTATTAACGGTTCCCTTAATACTCCAATAATATCTTTGGCATGCTGCCAACTCTGTTTGAATTGTTGGAGTAGTTCTAGAAAATTCTGTAGCTACGCCACCCTCTTCCAATTGAAGACCAGTGATTTCCATATAGTCATTAGCTCCAGCGGTTCCTGTTACATCGGCAAACATTTCAAGACCAATTTGCGTAATATTTGATGAAGCAGTTCCAGTAAATGAATAACGAACCCAGTTGTCCGTCAATACAATTGATTGATTTACTATTGCGGTAAAATTTGTAAACGAATGTACGACCTGGTCTGTGCCAGTTCCAGTAGCTACGAATACACGAAACGCATTTCCAGATACAGAGTAGTTAGCTCCTTTACGAGCCCAGAAAGATAATGTTACTTTTTTGCCAGCAAATCTTAAACTATCTGCCGTTTCTACTGTATATCGCAATCCAAGTGTTTGGGTCGATGTATTACCAGAGTTTCTCTGTATTCTCATGCAATACTGAAACCCAGTCAATCCAGCAGATTGACGAGTTAATGTAGCGCCAGAATCATTGTTACCTCTATACCAATGCCATCTATCAGCAGAGTAAACAACAGATTGACCTAAGCCAACACCACTTGGAAAGCTGGTTCCACGCTGCCAAATATCACAGGCTCCGTTAATCAGGGCATTCTTTCCAGATACAAAATATCCAGCAGAGTTGCTGATTGCTGACGTGCTATATGTTTCACCAGTTACGTCTATACCAATTGAATCTGCAACTTCACCTTGGATTGTTCCACCAGAGCGAGTAAACTCTGTTGCAGTAGAACCAATTTCTAATTGAACACCAGTAAACTCAATAAAGTCGTTGGCGTTGGAAGCAGTTCCAGCAGCATTTTGGTAGAACCAAACTGCTAGTTCTGTAGCTGTGCTTGGAACGGTTCCAGATACTGAATACCTAACCCATGATGTTGTTGGTGTTATTGTTAACGCAGAAGTGGTTCCATTTCCAGTATATCCAACATTAAGGTTTTGGTCTGTACCAGTTCCGTGATTAAGAGCCATAAGCACAGTGCTTCCTGAATATGAGGAGCCTACACGAACATACGCACTTAATGTTACCGTTTTACCAGCAAATGGAATCGCATTTGCTGATTCGATATTATGAACCGTTTGAATACCGCCAGTAACAGTGTCACCGTTGTTGCGAGCAATACGCATGCAATATTGAATAAATGGAAGATTGGTTGTATCGTTTGTTGTTTGGCGAGTAATTGTGTACCCACCTGCAGCAGCAGCACGACCTGTACCCCATCTATCAGCAATAGTGTTATATGCTCCACCTGTTGGTGATAAGGTTATACCCTTGGTCCAAAAATCAAAAGCACCGTTAAGAATAATATTTTTTCCAGCTGCGTTTCTTGAACCATATGATTTCCAGGCAAGTCCACTTGCGGTTGCTGAGTCAGCAACCAAGACTTGGTCGTTGGACCCAACGGCAAGTCGGGCTGGGGTCGATGACGCAGTAGCAGTCAGTACATCGCCTTTAGCGTTTAATGTATTGATGTTGATTGTATTAGCAACATTGAACGCAGAAAAAGCCAAGACAACAACTACATCTCCAGCAGTCATAGCTGAAATTCCAGTGATGCTTGAGCCAGTAGTTGCGACATAGTCGTCGCCTCGTACTTGCAATACACCGTTAATGTAAACTTGTTCCTTGCCTACAAGGTAGGACAATGTTAGTCCGTTTCCGTCTACGCCAGATACGCTGGTTGCTCCACCAGATACTGTATATCTATAAGCAATGATGTCGGCGCTTGAAGAGATTTCTGTCCATGCAGAACCTGACCAAACGAACATCTTGTTGGTTGATGTGTTCCAATAAAGAGCACCAGTAATCAAAGCGTTGCCATCATTATCTAATGATGGAGGTGTTGCCTTTGCTCCGAGGTATCTGTCATCAAAATCATCATAAGATGTAGCAGCTGCTGCAGCGCTAGTCGCTGCAGATGATGCCGAGGTGGCAGCAGAAGATGCACTTGTTGCAGCCGATGTTTGCGACGTTAGCGCAGATGACGCTGAAGTTGCTGCAGAAGATGCAGATGTCGCTGCGCTAGATGCAGAGGTTGCTGCTTGCGATGCTGATGTAGTTGCGGTTGCTGCCGAGTTAGATGCAGTCGTTGCACTTGCTGCAGCGGAAGTAGCAGAGGTGGCTGCTGCAGTCGCTGACGCTGCTGCTGAGGTTGCAGATGTTGCAGCCTGTCCAGCAGAAGTTGCAGCAGTAGCAGCAGAGTTAGATGCTGTGGTTGCTGAAGCTGCAGCAGAAGTCGCACTGGTAGCAGCAGCAGTTGCACTAGCAGCAGCGCTTGTAGCGCTGGTAGCAGCAGCAGTGGCTGATGCAGCAGCAGACGTAGCCGAAGTTGCAGCAGCGGTCTGTGAGGTAAGAGCGCTTGCAGCAGAAGTTGCTGCAGCAGTTTGAGAAGTTAATGCGCTGGCTGCCGAGGTGGCAGCAGCGGTAGCTGAGGTAGATGCAGATGCTGCTGAAGTAGCAGCTGCGGTAGCAGATGTAGCAGCAGAACTTGCCGATACAGCAGCAGACCCTTGTGATGTTAAAGCAGAAGATGCTGAGGTTGCTGCCGAGCTTGCAGATACTGCAGCACTAGATGCAGAAGCAGCAGCCGATGCTGTCTGTGTATCAATGTAAGCTTTAGTAGCTGCGTCAGAAGAAGATGTTGGTGTGGCAAGACCAGTAATTTTGAATCCACCAGCAGCTAGGTCTGAACCAAGTGTTGCTGTGGTTAATGTCTTACCAGTAAGAGTTTGAGCACCGCCAGTTCCTACAATATCTCCAGTTACTCCGTGTGCATTGGTTGCTGCTTCATGAGTACGGAAGTCAGAGAAGTCCAATGCGGAAACACCGTGTTCTACAACTGCGCCAACTGAGTGTGCTTTGGAGCTTGTGCCGTCAACGCCACGAGTTACCGTATATGCAGTACCAACGAGGGCGGTTACCGTTACGATTTCTTCGTTAGCGGTATCCTTTTCAAGAATAAGTGTGAATGGATACTGCGATGGTAAACCAGAAGCAGCAGCCAGCGACAAGCTTGTGCTTGCCGTGCTAGCGTCAATAGCCTGTGACAGTGTTGTCTTAGCAGCGGTTGAGCTATAATAACGTGCGATTGTTGGCATGTATTACCTCGTATACTGTATTGTGTTTAGGAAGTTGGCTTGTTGCTTAGCAATTTCTTCTGCTAAACGAACGGTGTAAAGCTGGAACAAATACTTTGCAGCATTGGTAGAAGCACCAGCTTGGACTGGTTGGTCGAGAGCATCTGCAGATACTGCAGTTGCTGTAACCTTTCCAGGGTCTACTGTTGTAAGTAGGCGATACATAGCACCAAAGCGAACGACATCTTCGCAAGATGCTGGAAGACCACTAGCAGTTAACTCTTGGCTATCTGTAATGACCGTTGGGAACTTTGTATATTGAACATTGACTGTACGACCAGGCATTGGTGATTCTTTTAGAATCAAAGCTTGCTTGATAGATGAAGTGTCAGTGTCATAATAATTCTTATCGACTCGATAGTTTTTAATAATTTGCCATACGCCTGTTGAGTCTGGGACATCCCATGAGATACCAGTTATATCTTCTAGCGCATCTGGTAGTAAGTATGAATAATCAGCACCATTGAAAGTAAATGTATGGTATGTAATAACTGGAAAGTTCATTGCTTTAATGGTTTCGTTAATCGCTCGCTTAACTTGATTGCGAGGAAAGATTGGGTTGTTTCTTACAACCGAACCAACCACATGGCTTGTTGCCGTAGTGCCACGCCAGCCACGACCAATAACATTGCCAGTAGTTCCAAGAACCTGGATAGAACCGCTGGTTGGGATAATTTTCTTTAAGTAGATTAGTTCATCATCTATCTCAACGATGCCCTTGCTTAGCGCAGTAGCATCATCAACCAACATGGTTGCGTCGCCAGCGGTTGTAGCGCTGGTAATAACCGTAACGGATTCTTGGTTCTTGACATAAGAATTAACTTCGCCAAGGGTCTGTTCGGTCAGCTGGTTTAGTGTTGCCATTATGCTTGCGCTGCCCTTCCAATAAGGTCAGATGCTCTGACCGCTTTTTGAATGTCTTTCATTTTTGTTGAAGCAGGTTGAATTCCTTGCTTGCGAGCGTCACGATATGCGCTCAATTCTTTATCTGTATTTTTAATATCGGCTGATACATGCTCATTGCTAATACTTAAATTAGCTGCACGAAGACAATCCCCCCAAGACTCATGGTCTTGAGTTGTACATCCACTTCTACACTTCGACAATGTATTCACCGTATCCTGCAGCAGTTAACTCTGCTGCCTCTGCATCAGTAATTGGGTTGTCATATCCACCACGAAGCACCTTGTCATAATCAGCCAAGCTGCTATCTTGTGGTGAAACTATGGTTGACCAAGTTCCATTCTTCTTAACAACTGTCTTGCCCCATGGATAAGAAACAAACCAAAGGTCATATTGAAGACCAAGCTTGATTGTCATGGTTGGTCCACGAAATATCTTTGCCATTACCACTTCACCTTGTCTGCCCAGTATGCTGCGGACATAACACCCTTGGCTATGTTCTTAGAGTGACGAGCCTTGAATGATTGGCGACGTTGGCGGTAAGACCTTGTTTCTCCAGCCTTCTTAGGAGAGCCTGATACACCTTGCTGACCAAACCTAATTGTCTTTACTTGTGAGCCAGACTTGGCTACGACAACATGGGATTTAGTGGGATGACTGGGTGTGCGCTTGGGTTTATTAAACCCTGCTACTCCCGCCCTCTTTAGCCTTGGGTCCATTCTTCTTATACTCCCCGACTTTTCCTAGTATCGATTGAATACGTCCGTCTTTACGAAGACGAACAACCATTCCATCTTTAATCTGTATTGGGTTAAAACTATGTTTCGACTTGTACTTACCAGACGACATTACTTTTTCTTTAGCTTAGGCTTCTTTACTGCCATCTTCTTGCCAGTCTTTTTGGCTTCAGCTTTAGCCATAGCCATTCCTTTAGCAGTATATGCAAATTCTTTCTTTCCTACTTTTGGCATTATTCTTCATCCTTGTCTGTAAATTCTGGTGACTCTAATTCCCAATCGGGCAGATGACGAACCATTAATTCCCACGCTTCGCCTTCTGTAAAACCTGCTTGTGCAAAAGAGTTATACAATTCATGTGCTTGATGTGCATACTCTTGGAGTGGCGTAAAGAAATCTAACGGTAGTTCTTCAGCCTTTTTCTTTTTAGCCATTGTTCTCCTTGCGTGAAGAGGGGTGGTTGCCCACCCCTCCCACGTTGTAAACTAGGAAGCGATGCTTGACTTAGTCTGGATGACGTAACGTGCTTCCTTACGGAAGATGTTCCATCCAAGAAGTCCCTTCCAACCCGCTGGGCGGAAGCGCATCAACTTATCTGTCACAGGACCGATAACTGTCTTTGGCTCGTAAGAAACAGCCTCAAGAAGAGCCTGCTTTCCGAGAAGAACAGTTGCGTATACCTTTGAAGTGCCTGAGCCAGAGATTGACTCGCAGCGTGGAGATTCGATATAACGAACCTGGTCGTAGATACCGATTTCACCATTCCAAAGGTTGGCAACGCCAGCCTCTGTGTAGGTGTGAGGCAACTGCCATACAGCAGAGCCAGATGATTGAGCTTCTGAACGAAGGTCATAAGATACATCTGGGTGAATTAGTGCTGTGTAGAGTCCGCCTTCACGTGGCTGTACGTTTGCGCCACGAAGCTTGGCAACACCCTTACGTGCAAGAGCAGCGGTTAGGTATGCAGCTGTGGTGCTTGAAGATACGTTTTCACCGTTGATGGTTGATTCATCAGCAGAAGCTGTACCTGTGTAACGCATTGTTGCAAGAGATGTCAGCTTGTTCCAGACCAAAGAGTCTAGAGAGTCGCGCATGTTGAATGACAACATGTCTGCAACAGCTGGGTCAATTGCTGAAAGTGACTCAAGAGCCAAGCGCTCAGTTGTGATTACAGCATTGCCGTATTCATCTACTGTAACATTCACCTTGTTGGTGTTGTTAAGTGTTACTGCGTCTGGGTCTTGTGTCTGAGTTAGTGCAGTAGTTGCACGTGATAGGTCCTGATAGACCTGGAAGACGACGGTGTTACCTGGGTTTGTTACATCGACTGGGCGCTTGTCCGCAAACTTACGGAACATTGGCTCAGAGCGAAGGTTAAACTCAATGTACTTGTCATACGCCGTCTGAATCAAGTTCGACATCGTTGATGTCGTTGTTGACGTTGCTGGTGTAGTAGGCATGATTTCCTTCTAATTGGGGTTGATTGTGGACGTATCAGCCTTTGAGTAGATTGCTTAATTCCTCTGGCGAACCTACGTTCGCAATCCGAGAAGCTAAGTCCTGACCCACGTATGGGTCAATATCTCCATTGTCAAAGTCTGACATTCGCTCATATGATTGAGCGTCAGGGGACTCAGTCCCCTCTTCAACGGCTTCGATACCGAATGCATCGCCGTATTCATTTAACCATTGTGCGACAGCATCCTCGTCCGCTTCAACTTCATCTGGGATGAATTTTGCGATTCGTGGATTGAGTCCGAAACTTTCTAGGATTTCACCAACGGATGCTTCGTGACTTTGTGTAGTGAACTCTGCAAGGATTTCATCACGTTCTTTGACTTGCTTAGAAAGTGCGTCAATCTGTTTGCGAAGTTTCTTTACAAGGTCAGTTCCACTGCCATTGTCTTCATCTTCGTAGTCGTACTCTAGGTATTCTTCTGCCATTGTTTTCTCCCTTTATTAGTAGTTAAACCCTCATCGGGTTCTGCACCACACGTACTCCTCACCAGGGGTAGTGATTCGTAGACGTGATGACTTCCAGACTTATACACATCACCAGGGCTGGACGGTCTGGGACGGAATCTATTAAACGTCAGGTGTTCTTAGACGAGAACCCAACGATGTCTTTTCAATAGCGCCTCGCTGTTGGAACTTGGCGCGTTCTTTAGATGCAAGCTTCTTGGTCTTGATACCAACTTCAGTACCACCAGCAAGACCGAGCGCCTCACGTGCTAAGTCTTCTGTGCCAGCGGTTTCGCCATACAGTGACATCAAGCGTCGGTAATCATCTTGTTCGCGGGATGCACCTTGGAAGGCACGTTCGGCAGCATCTGCCTTACCTGCCTTGGTAATCTCTTCAGCAAAGCCTCTAGAAATACCTGTATCAAATCCTGCACGAGCAGCAGCTCCACCAACTTCAGCAGAGGTATACATTAACTTAGCTTTCTCTGTTGAATACTGGTAACGAGAGTTGATAGCATCAAATGCCTTCTCGTTATCTAGAAGATAGGCGACCAAGTCGCCAGATGATAAGTCATAGTAATCTTTAAGTGCTTTAACAATTTGCTGGTCTGCCTTTTGTAGCGCATTCTGTGCAATGTTAACACGTGCGGTGAATTCACCAACGCTAATTGAGTTAGCAATAAGGTTACCTAAATCTTCTGGTTGGTCGTAGAACATTTCTGGTAATCCTGCTTCTTGCATGATTTCTCTATAGCCATCTTCAGCAGCAATGTATTCTGCTGGGGCTAGAAGTCTATCACCAGGACGACCCTTACCATCTGCTATACGTTTACGGATGGCTTCATTAGCAGCAAACCGTGTCTTGTATGCATCGCTTGTATAAATAGTATTTAATACTTGCTCATCGGTTGGCATAATGTTTTCTTCATAGACTTTATCTATGGTATCCATCAAAGACTTAATAAACGCATCACCAAGTCCTGTGTTCTCAAACATCTTCATGACTGAGTCACGAGCACCAAAGTCCTTGTAAGATTCAATTAACTTACCAAGAGAACCATCTGACATCTGCTCATATACTTCGACAACGCCACCAGTTTTACGGACTGTGCGTGTGCCAGTAACTTTTGGCTTTGCAGCATCGGCTGCAGCAGCAGCTTGCATTGCAGCAATCTGGTCTGTTAGCGCCTTAATTTGGTCAAGGACTGCTGCATTAGCAGCAGCATCAGGACCAGCACCACCAGCACCTGGTATAACGCCAGGAGGGGTAACTGGTGGAATAACTGGAGGGATAACAGGGGGAATGACAGGGGGAATGACTGGCGGATTATCATCTGGCGGTGGCGTAGGCTCTGGGGTTGGTTCAGGCGTAGGCTCTGGTGTAGGGGTTGGCTCTGGGGTTGGCGTAGGTGTGGGGGTTGGAGTTGGAGTAGGTGTTGTAACTGGCTTATTTTCAACACCGACTTTAACTGTAGTCCCAGACCAAATCATATTACCACCCTCATACTTAGGGTTGGTCTTAAACTTAGGGTTTAAGTCATAAAGTTCTTCTAATGATAAATCATTAGCAGCAGCAATAGCTGAAAGAGTGTCACCAGGCTTAACAGTTACTTTAACTGGAACTTGCTCTGTTGTTGCTGCAACATTGGCTGCATTAGCTGCAGCATTAGAAAAGCGGGCTCGCTCAGCAGCATCCTGTTGTGCAGCAGTTTGTACAGAAACTACCGAATCACGAAAATCGTCATATGCTCCCATGTTTACCCCAAGAATCCAAAGTCTTTAAGAATGCGTGAAGCAATAGAAGTCTTCTCCTCTTTTGCTGTTTGGGTTGTATCCCACTTAGCGCTGCGTCGTCCAAGTTTCTTTGTGTCATACAAGTTCATTGTGGTGAAGTTGCCCTTTTCATCTTGCATGTTTATAGCTCTTTGTACATAATCATCATTAAGGTCAACTTGGTCAATATCCATTTCCCAAGTATCTGCAAGGGCTTTAAGCCATGGGTCTGCAGCTTCACGAAGAGTTTGACCTTGGTCAATAAATCTAGCCAAGCCAGGAGCAAATGATTTTGCTCTAGCCTGTAGGTCATTATCGACATCTTCTGGGTTAAGGGTTCCAGCAACTAGACCCTTCATGCTTGCCTCAAACCACTTATCAAAGCTTGCATTAGATGTTGTTTGTTGGAAACCGTAATCACGAGCCATGCTGTATAACTTACTAGCCATGGTTTCTAGCTTTCCAGCTAGACCAGTGTAGACAACACGACCATCAATAGAGTTTGTCTTAACAAACTTGATTGAGTCAGCCATCAGTTTGTTTAGATAGTCTTGGTCAAATCTAACAACCTTGCCATCTTTGATGATGGCTTGCTTCATCATGTTGTTGGCATATTCAATAGCCTGGTTTGCTGAGATGGTAAGTCCCATTGCAGCATATTGCTTAACAATGTTACTTGCATTCTTTTGTAAGTCTGCAGCAAACTGACCTGGATTAGTTGCTCTTGCATAATCATATGAACGCTGAGTATCTGTCTGGTCACGATACCAAGATGTGCCTTTAACGATAGCTTCCATCAAGGCTGGGTCAGTAATCATTGGACCTACGTCATTACCATTGGCATCTTTGCCAAGGATTCTGTTAAGTGCAGCCAATAGACTTGGGTCATTGTTGATAACAGCAGCAGTAATTCCAAACTGTGCTTGAAGTTGTGCCATAGACAACTTATCAGTTGCCATTGCTACGGTTGTTGAAGAACCAGCAGATGCGTTTGTATTACCGCTAAACCAGTTAGGGTCATTGTTAACGCCAGTCATTGGCACTACGGTTGCACCGCCAGTATATGGAAGGTTAACTGTGCTTCCGCCACCAGTGTATGGAAGGTTAACTGTTGATGGCTTGTTTCTTGTAGTGCCAGCTGTGCCTTTAGCTTTGCCTGTCGCAGTAGCTGGTGCTTTACTAGGAATTGTTAACTTAGTACCAGAAAAAATTGTATTGCCACCATTGTACTTAGGGTTTGTTGTAAGTACAGGGTTGGCTTTCTTGATTGCAGCAACCGTGGTTCCATTTGCTTTAGCAATAGAGCTAAGTGTTTGACCAGACCTAACTGTTACTTTTTTGTCAGCCACTAGTCAACCACCGTTCCGATAGCATTAGGGTCTTTAAGAAGACCCTCGATAATTTTTAAGTAGGTCTTAGTTGCAAAAGATTCTGCAAAGTCGGGACGACTTCTAGCAAAGTTCTGTGCATAGATAGCTGGGTCAAAACCAGTTGTTTGAGTTGCCTTAGTTGTACTGGTTCCAAGAAGTCCACCCTTGCCTGGGGCAGTAGTGGTTGACCCTTCATAGATTGCTGGTTCCTTTTTGGCAGCAGCATTAACACCTTTAAGGTAGGCATCAATCTCTTCTTTGGTAGCAGTTCTACCAATCTCAGATTCAAATGTCTTAGTTAGATAATCTGCAGCATTAGATGGGCTGTACTGTGTTGTGGTTTCAGTACGGCTTTTAGTGGTTCCATACTTCTTTGTACTACCAGTTCCACCTGTATAGCTTGCTGGATTCCATACGTTGAGGTACATCTTTGGGTCGCCAGTTGCGCCAGACCCAGGAGTTCCTACCCAGTCAACAGCATCATCCCATACGGATTGCCATTTGTTTTGTGGAATACCAGCCTTTTTAAGAATTGCAATAAAGCTTTCGTAGTATTTACGAACTTCGCTACCCTTTTTAGCTGTAGCAGCGCTGTACTTAAACCAAGACTTAGCCTGGACATCGTTGATGCCAGCCTCTGGGTTAATACCAGGAAGCTTGATAGGAGCAATGTTTAACTTCTTTGAAGCTTCAGCATCCTTGACCGCTTGTTCGTAAGCAATCTTTGCTTCGTTATACTGCCTATCGCCTATCTTACCTTTTGGGTAATCCGAACGCTTTGGTTTCTTCACTTTGTCACCACGAATTCATTGTCTAGTTCTGGCATGTTGTTTAACCATCTTGTGGCAAATGCATCAAATTCATCAGATGCTGTTTGTAAGAAGTCATAGTGGAACTGTGCAAACTGCTGCTTTAGCAACAGCTTTCTTTCATCACTATTGTTTGGTCGGTCATACTCGTCCTTAAAGTTACGAGCCTTGCCCGCCCAGAAGGCGATTTCTTCCCACTTGGTATTGCCAGTCGAGTACGCATACGTTCTCCAATCAAGATTCTTGGAGATTGTTTCAACTGCTGCAATGGTTCCATTCCAGTAGTCTTTACGTTCTTCGTCGCGTTGCTCTACCCAGCCTTTGTAGTCATTCTCAATGTCATCTACCATGTCGTCAAAGACACGCTTGATGCCAGAGTATTCGTACCTAGCTTCATAGGTTGAGGCAATTCCATATTGCTTCATCATGGCGTTGCGCCAATCAACAGCCTTCTGATACTCAGCCCAACCAACACGAGCCTGCGTTGACTTCTTTAGCTCGTCTTCGTTCTTCTTCTGAGTAATAGGGTTATTAAACCCTCCAGCAAACTTCATTCTTTTATAGATAGAAGCTACTTCTGTTGAGTAATCATTTGGTCCACTACCAGTACCTGCAATATCACCATAACCAGATGACAACATTCCAGCATACTTTGTATTGGTGTTACCAAGTTCTTCTAGCAACTTAGTGCTATTACGAAGAACTTTAATATCATTCATTGTTGCAGCTACGCCTGCAACGTTCTTTTGGTTAGACCCAACAAGTGCTAGGGAATCCATTCCCCACTCTTCAATCATAACCTTCTGTGCGATGTCATAATCGCCGTTAGCCATCTCGACTAAGTCTGCATAATATGAAGTAGCAGCACGAGTTACTGGGTCAAATGTTGCTGAAATAGGTGCGTTGAATTGAACAACAGACCTAATAAATGCCATGTTACCTGCTGCCTTAGCAGCTGATTCCATTGTAGGTGGTTGACCAACACGACCGTTTGCTACCCACTCAGAGAAACCTTTACGCCATTGGGCGTAAACCTCATCAGTGAATCGCTCACTCTTCTCAAGTCCGATAAGCGAGAACGCTGTGCGGATTGGATATGGCAACTTACCTGAGTCAATCAATGATTGAAGGTAGGCTGGAACCATTGTGTTCTTTACCTTCTCGGCAAGATTCTTACCTTCTACTGGATAACCACCATATAGAATAGTAGATTCATAAACATCATCACCAAGTGTTTCACGTAGAGATGTTGCTACTTGCTCACCATAAAGTTTCCATGGACCAACACCAAATCCGTTATCAATGATTTCAGATATTGCTGCTGTGCCAAACCAAGAGATAGATGGGTCTGCAACCATAAATTCCATCTGCTTAGGGTTGAATTTAATTCCACCACCACGAGCATCTGAGTATGGCTTTAGCGCTGTCTTAGCCCAGTCAGGTAACTTATTCCCAAATGGAAGTGGATACTTAACAGATACTGCTACTCCAGCTGGAACATCCTTGATTGAAGAATAAGTGTTTCCATCTTGGTCTTCATAAGCTTCATACTTGTCGAACGCTTGTTGAATACTGTTATACCAGTAAGCATTCATTGGGTTGCGAGCCAACAGGCGAAGCGCAACTGCTTGGGAGTTGAAGAAAGCCAAGGGGAAGCTCATTGCATAACGTGCCGTATACATACCATTGGTAAGACGACGTGATGAGTAAAGCGTTTCTTCAACTCGACTTAGCGCCTTACGGTATGCAACCTGACGAATTTCATTATTTACTACGGCTTCTGTTACATCAATACCAGACCGTTGTGCTGCACTAATTAGCGTCTTCATTTCGTCACGAGCGTAAGACAAGAACAGTGGATTACGAACCAACCGTGTTTCAGTAAGTGAAAGAACTTTCCATGCTGCGTTAGTTGCTCCACCTACGCGAGCAAGAACTTGCTCAGCGCCAGTCAAGTCAGAAAGCTTAAGGCTTGGTCCATCAATTTCTTTAAGTAGGTCTGTCCTGCCGTAAAGCATTGCATCTACTTCTTGGTAAGTTACTGGACGTTCTGTAATAATCTTACGAAGGTCAGGGTCTGGATACATCGCATAGAGTTTTTCTCTTGTCTGTCCTACCCATGCCTGCATATCATCGCCAAAGCGTTCTTCGATACGAAGTCTGTATTCCTTACCAGCTGGGCTATATAGCCACTCTACGATTTCAGCGTTGGATTTTTCGCCCCTCATCATCCATCCGACTGGTAACTCAAGTTCGTTACGAACCTGGCGGTTGGCAATATGTGCCAAAGCATTCATATATTCTTCACGGTTCTTGCGAGGAATCTTTACGAAACGAGCACCATCTGCACGAAGTCTACGTGAAATTTCTGACTGCATTGATGCTGCATAGAAGTTTGTAGCGGTATCAATCTCTGACATGTATGCGCTAGCACCACGAACATTAGGGTCAGCTAACCCTTGAAGAGTGTATGTCTGACCATTAACTTCGATAACTTCAGCCTCTTGACCAAGAAGTTTCTTTTGTTTCAAATCTCCTTGAGCATTGGCAAACTCTGCCCAGTCTTTACGTTCACGCTGAATAAGTTTAGCAGTGCCATTAATGTAATCAGCAAGGCGACTCATCTCATCGAATGCGTCATCTACTTTAGTCTGTAACTCTGTTACCTTGTCTTCAAGTTCATAATATTTATTCTGAACCTCGGCATCATTGCTCTTCATCGCTTTGGCTTTAGCCTTATCACGTGCTGCAATAAGTTTTGTCAATGACTTATCTAAGTCATCATAAACTGTTTCAGCTTTTGCATGTGCTGTAATCTTAGGTTCTAGGTCTGCTCGATACTTTTCTACACGGAACTGTGCAGCCTTAGCTTGCTTGCGAGCATTGGCAGCAGGGCTGCCAGGTATCCATTTTTTAACAGATTCTTTAAGAAGACCAGTATTGTATACAACATTGTCTGCGCCAGGAATTGCATTCTTAACAAGTTCCATTGATTCAAGAGCCATACTTGCACGAGCAAATGGGTCTACCATCGAGTTCTTTGGTATGTATGCAAGACGAAGTAGGTTCAAGTTGCTAAACACCATGTTAGCCAAGTCAAGGAACTGACCAACATTCATGGCAGTTCTAGACGCTACCGCGCCATAGAATTGACCTTGGGTAACCTTTGCACCTTTACCTGCAACGCGACGAGCGTTGAAGATAACTTCAGTTTCAAGTCTACGGAAGTCAAGCATTGGAAGATTCTGTGCTTCATTTGATACAGACAAGAAGTTTTGTACGTTGATTCCGCCGTTTTCGTCTGGAACAAAACCATTCTTAACAGCATACTCTTTGATGCTGTCACGGCTTTGGTTCATACGAATATGCCAGTTCTTAATCTGGTTGACAGCGTCCTTGACGTTGCCAACATCTTGCATATCTGTAATGCCATAGTATTTAGCAAGACGACCCATGACGCTTTCTTCAATGCGACCAAGTGCAATAGCACGTTGGGTATCGCTTTGTGCATCAAGGAACATCTCAACCATACGACGCTTGTACTGTGCGCCTTCTACTCCCTTAAGGAACTGAAGACGGTTTAAGTCAGACAATAAATCATTGGCTGCTTCAAACTTACGTGGGTTAGAAATATTAATATACCCTTGTGGACGACCTGAGCCAGTCCATGCAATAAGGCGTACTGCTCTGTCATAGACACCTGTTTGGTAAACCTGAGTTTTCCAACCACCATCGGCATCTTGACCAAACATCTTAAGGTCGCCGTATAAAGCTTGCGACTGTATCTTCTTCTTGGCTAAGCCAATCTGCTCTAGCGCTGCGTAACGACCTGGGCGGTAGCTTTCGATAACACCCATCTGCGCCTTCTCCATGAAGTCATCTAAAGCGCGAGCAAAGTTAGGGTCCTCTACTTTAACAGCATCAATAATCTTTTGATATCTAGATGTAAGAGTTGGGTCTAGTGCATCTAATCCGATGCTAGCAAAGTTATCAATTGGTGCTGTAGCAGTAATTCCATAGTTATCAAGGTGGTCTGCTGCAAGTGGGTTGCGCTCAAAGAATCTTTGGAATGCAGCAGTATCTCCACGTTCTGCAAGCAGATAATCTGCCACATCTTGGTGGTTATCTAGACGCGACATAATTGTCGCAGTTCTATATGGGTTAGATGTTTCAGATACAAGTGGGTTTGATGCAAGCTTAGTTAAATCTGTTTCATTAACCGCATCATCTACAAGAACTGATAGACCAGTCTTAGTCTGTTGCTCTACAGGCAAAGCCTTCTGTGCAACAATCTCATCTAGTTCGCTTCTGAATACATCCATGTCGTCTGTAGTAGCAAGACGCTTTGGACCAACAACTTTCTTTGCAGTACCACGAACGGCAAAACCAGCACCCTTAGTGCCAAGAGCGGCAAGTGCTAAATCGGTAACGCCAGAGGCTAAGATTCCAGCCCACTCGTCACGGAATGCTTTATCACGTTGACGGTCATCAAATACATCAAAGTCTTTATCAAGGAATGTAGCATTAGTTACGTCGCCAAGAACAGGAGATGTAATCTTACCAACAGCGCTAGCTGCTGCCTGTCCCATAGAAATCTTTTCAGCTTGCTTCTTCGAGAAACGATAGCTTTCAGTTAAGCCACCTTTGCCTTTAGCAATAGCTTGAGGTGTAAGTAATGCAGCAGAAACAGTTTGAGTTACTGGTTGTACGATTTTCTCGCCAACAAAACTAAGTGCTGACATGGCTGGATTAATAATCCTGCCAAGAATAGGTTTCTTTGACCCTGCTTCAATTGCTCCCATTACTTTAGGGACAATTGCTTGTTCTGCTTTTCCTACCTTAGTATTATCTTTTTTGAACTTGTCGACCTTGGAAAGCTTTGGTTCCTGAGTAGGGTCTTTGACTATAGAAGGGTCATTCCACCATTCTGTTAGGGACATTAGGTGTAGCCTCCTTAGCCGTTAGTTCCTCTAATAATGAAATTCGGTCATCGTCGGATTCAAAGGGGAACTTGGCTAAATCCCAAGCAACTGGAGCCATTTCAAATCCAAGATGTTCAAGGTTCTCTTCGAACTTCTTGAGTATCTTCATTCTGCTTGACTCCGTAAATACTTAACAAAAGCTTTCATAGTTCCAGATGATTCTGGAGAATCCGCAAACTGTGCCATCAATGGCATGTATTTAGCTAACTTTGATAAATCTTTTAATTGATTATCAACTGGACTTTTTAGCCCTAAAATTTCTCTACCAGGACCAGGACCAGCATCCACACCAGCAGTCACAGGTTCATCTGGACGCTGGGTGGGCGCTGTTAAAGGCACTATGCCTGCCATTGGATTTATCTGTGGCATTTGTGGTGTAGGTGTTTTAGCCATTGGCGCACCAGCTTGCATATCTTGAAATTCCTTTTGCTCGCCATAAGCAGCATTAGGAAGTTGTTTTGCTCCCTGGCGGTCGGTTCTCTTAGAGAACGGACCTGGACCCGAAGGTTGCATCATTGACATTTATTTACCTACTTCTTTGGAATATTAACCTTTGTTCCTGACCAAATCATTGAACCCTGCTTGTACTTCTTCTTCTTCATAATGTCAGGGTTTGCTGCACGAAGTTCTGATAAAGATAATCCTGCAGTCTTTGCAATACCTGACAAGGTATCGCCCTTCTTTACGGTGTATTTATCGCTAACCTTTGTAGTTGAGCCACCGCCAGTAGAAGCTACTGTTGGTCTTGTCTTAGAACCAGCCTTATATGCTGCAGTTCCTGGTACAAGTGATGAGCCATCTTTGCCATAGCGAAGTTCTTTAGGCTTGTTCTTCTTTTCAGCCTTTGCAATAAGAGCATTAAGTTCGTCCATACGTTGACGACGAGTCTTACCTACAACACCTAAAGTTGCTAGTGATGCAAGTTGAGATACTTGCTGTTGCATTCCTTGTCGACCCGCAGTTGCCTTGCTCTTACCTTTACCAGTAATTTGAGCAAGTTTGTTCTCAAGACGATTAAGTTCATCAAAGTCTTTTTTGGTTGAGCCTTTAGCTAAGCTAACTACTTCACCAGCGACTGCGCCAATAACTCCGCCTTTAGCAGTGCCTTTGATTTTTCTAAACTTTGGCTTAGCAGCTTTAGCCTTAGCTTTAGCGCTAGCTTCCGCTTTCATCTTATCTAGGGCTTGTGCTCCAGCAGTTGGTTTAGCTGGTGCAGATGTTTTTCCATCTACGGTAATTTTAGTACGTGGCTTAGATGCAGCAGCCTTCTTAGCTTCAACACGCTTTTTAGCTTCTTCAAGACCTTTAGCTTCATTCTTCTTTAGGTCTGCAAGTGTTGGACGCTTTGGTGCAGTTGTCTTAGCTGTTGTTTTTGGCTCTGCTTTAGCAGCAGGCTTAGCTTCTGCACTACCTGGCTTAGTTCCCTTCCAGTTTTTGCGTTCTTCTGGTGTCATCTTTGCCCATGCAGCCTTATTAGCTGCAGACTTTTCTGCACGAGTCATTGTCTTTGAAGGCGCAGCCTTCTTAACTGGTGCTGATGCAGCTGGTTTAGCAGGTGCTTTCTTAACAGCAGCCTTTTTAACTGCAGCTTTCTTTACTGGTGCTTTCTTTTCGAGAGCAGCAGCAGGCTTTTTGACAGCAGCTTTTTTCGCTGGGGCTTTCTTAGCAGGTGCTTCCGCTTCTCCTGCTTTCTTGCCACCGTATTCGCCGAATTCATCTGCCATAGATTGACGGAACTTATCAAGGTCCGCATTTCGTGTAGCGTTGTATTCAGCTTTGCTTAGATAAGCCTTCTTGCCAAGTTCTTTCTTGGCTGTATCTGCCATATCCTTAAGCGCTAGTCTATCTTCAGCAGTAATTTTGCCTGTAATGTCTTTACGTACAGCTTTTACTTTCCCTGGGAAAGCTCTTTTCGCTGCAGCCTTAGCGTCTTTCTTGGCTTGGCGATACTTATATGGTTTCTTCGCCATGATTATCCTTACTTAAGCTTTGTGTTGTTGCCCTTGATGCCTTTAGGTGTTGGAGCTTTTGCGACTTGACCTAGTCCTACGCCCTTGCCACCAGACTTCTTGCCTGAGTGTCCTGGGTGAACTGGAGCCTTAGCTGCCTTTCCTTGCTTTCCAAACATTCTTTTCTCCTTATGCTGGTATTTGACGAGTTACTCTTGCTGCTAGATTGGGATTTCCCGAACCAGTTAGACCTGCAAGAAGTTCTTGCATTGGTGGTCTACCTTGTGGCATCTGTGGCATTCCGCCACCCATACCCATTGGTTGTTCTGGTTGCGCCATCTCTGGCGCTTGTGGTGCTTCTGGTGCTGGTTCTGGCTTGAACGCTTTGGCTACTGCTTCTTCAAGCGGTGTGCCTTTCTTACGTTCATCAATAACTGTCGCCATCTTTTCTACAATCTGCATCGGGTCTTGTCCTTGCGAAACCATTTGTGGTATCGCAGCAGCAAGTTGAGAGATAGATGCTTTCAATGAATCACGCATCTCTTCGATATCAATTGCTCGCTCTTCTTCTCCAGCGTTGAGCGAAATTGGTAAATTACGACGTAGCATTCCTCGTGAAATGAGCTTATCGCCACGTGCTTGCAGACCCCATACCAATGCTCGGTTAGGGTCTAAACCTGCCATCAATCCGTATTCAACTGTTACGCCGTAATTGCCGTTGATGTCGATTGATGGTTTGTATTTTAATTTGTATGGAACTCCATTGGCTGTTGCAGATACTTCACGAGATAACGTTGGGAAGTATGCTTCATCAGTAGCAAACGCGATAGAGATAGCTTCGCCAATTGCTTCACCAAGGATTGATTGAATAACTTTAATCTGTGAATCGAACCCAGCCATAAGTGCCTTGACACCTTGACCAGTAACGATAGAACCTTCTGCTTGTCCTGCACGTGCTTGGGGGAAGCGGGTTCCTAGTTTCATTTCATCTGCTAGAACATTGTTCTCCGCAAAAGCGAACTGAGGTACGTCCAGATTGATACGACGAATCTTCTCAGGGGAGTTAGAACGTATAACTGAGTCAGGACCAACGGAAAGCTGAGTAACATCAGTGGGAAGAGCAAGAGGAGCTTCAACAGATTTCTGGACAGCTTCCATAGTAAGAAGCGCAAGACGCGCCTTTGCTGCATAGACTGGTAGTACGTCGTCGAATGAGCCTCGGACTTCGCCATCAAGCGAAGGACGCTGAGCAATCGCAACTGGGACTCGACCGATTTTGTTTGGTGTTTCGGCAAGAACTGCACCTCCACGACTTGGGATAAACATTACGGTGCGATTCTTGTCAGTCCATCGTACAACTTCTAGAAGTTCATTACCATCGGTACGACCGAATGCACTTGTCTGTAGAATTTTGTCTGCTAGTTCTGGGAACTTGGCTGCTAAATCGCCAGCCTTACGATAATAAGAACGGCAATAGACAGATACTTCTCCGAACCTGTCCATGTCGTAATACGCACCCATAGAGTTTTCTACATGGATGTGTGGTCTTTTTTCCTTGAAGTTAGGTTCGACTCTAAAAATACAGAAGCCGTAAGTTCCTAACTGGTCTGCGCCACGCAGTAGCTCTGTTCCAAGACGAGATGAAGCAACATAATAATTTGCAATCTTAGTTCTCTTATCAGCCTTGGTACGCTGTGAATCATCAAGGGATGAATCTCCAGCAGCCGTTATGGTAGGTAGTACACCTGCCTGCTCAGAAACATCACGAGCAACCACGTCAATAAGGTTGGCGATGATAGGTCTAGACCATGTTCCCTCTGGGAACAAACCACGAAATACCTGGTCGGCGTTACCTGAACGGACCAAAGCAACTTCGCGCATGCGCTTATCGCGCTCAGCATTACGAGTCTTTAATTGCTCGTATGCATGTACAAGTTCTTTCATTATCACAATCTCGCTATTCGCTGTGCAGCAGCTAAATCATCTAGGTTAACAATGTACCTATCTTCAATTTGCTTCTGAGGTGTAAATTCGTTTTTCAAAAAGTTTGGCACATTTGCTGAAGTTAATAAAACATCACGGGCTACGATTTCACAGAACCAGAGCGCCATCACAGCGTCCATCTTTAATCTCTTGCCTTGAACTCCTGGTTGCCAAACAACCAATTGTTCTATTAACTTTTTAATATGTTCATTACGTGAAGCATCTGGTAACTCAATTATGTTATCGCCAGCATGCTTTAAGTTGTTATTGTTACCGTCACGTTTAATAACGGTTCCAAATAACGGAGCCAGAGAAGCTACACCAAACTCTGGGTCTTGTTTATTATTACCTGTGTAGTGAGGGCGGTAGTTAATACCGCGGGTAGACAAGAAGTTTCTAATCTCCTCGTCCTGGGTTAAGAAAAGCTGAAATGCGTTGGATTCAACGATGACAGTATGAGGCTTGTAAGCATCCGTCCATTCTCGAATCAAAGACCGAATCGCTGCAGGTGTGGGGCTGCTCATGACGTGAACGTCCATGACATAGCGCTTGTGTGTTCTGCGGTCGACTGCGTAAGCAACTGCTGCCGTGTCACCAGACATGGCTGGGTCTATACCAATAATGCGATAGAAGTTCTGTGCATTATCAGGATGACCCGCAGCGCCTGCAACTAACGCACCCGATTTTCTCATTCCGTTGACTGCGCCTCTGACGCACATCGGGTCGAAGATTGCATTCTCTGCGATATCGAGGTTCTGGTAAACCAAAGACCATTTGGAGGGACCAGCCTCATTGCGGACCGCAGTAAGACGCGGTCCAGTCCATCGGTCAAAGAATCCATTCTCATCTGGGGTATCATCCTCAGTAAGTGGTTGCTCTGACTTAGCCCAAAGGGTTTTCCAATCCTTTGGATTGTCTGCGTATTCTAATACGGCAGGCATGGACAAATATGACCACGGAACAATTCCGTCCGTGTAATGCTGTGTGTTACGAAGTTCTTTATATAGGTCGGTTGCAGATACGCGAGTTCCGACAACAAGAAGCTGACCCCCGCCTGGTGGTAGACGAGAGGCAACTTCCTGTCGAATCCATTCCTGTTGCTTAGCCCACTCTCCCGCATTAGAGAGAGTGACCACGTCGTCAAGTACGATTAGGTCGGCGCGAGCGCCGTATACCTGACCACCCATACCGATAGCTTCAACGGTAGGGTCTTTAGCATCTGATTCGCGGACATCCGCGCCCAGATAAACTTTGTTAGCCGACCACATGTCGGCGGTAGCTTTGTAACCATCGGTAGGACCAAAGGCTGCTTGTAGGTCTGCATACCGAGGATGAGTCAGGCGTTGCTTGATAGCATAAAGAAACTTCTTAGCCTGCTCTTGGGTTTTGGAAATAACAATGACATTGATGTTTGGATTTTTGACTACGCGGTAGGTCACGTAGTTAATCGTGATGGTCATAGTCTTGGCGTGGTTTGGTGGAACATTTACCAAGAGGCGGGATAACCCCGCCGACCCTTTTTCGTATGTCATCGCTGGATGTATCCAACGAGGTTCTTTACCTTCCAACATATCGACCACGTTAAGCATGTGGTCCCATACCTTGGCTCCCAAGTATTTCTCAGAAAACTCTGCAAAGTCAGATAGACCAGACCGAGCTTCATCAGCGAGGTCGGATGTTCTTAACCGAGCGTTATCTATATAGGCAGCGAAGCCTTCAGCTTCGCGCCTCTGGGTGTCATACCAAGAACGAGAACGACCAATAACCTTTAGGGCATCTACAATAGTGCGCCCTTGGCGCACCAAGTTAATCAGTTCTTTCCTGGCTTCTTCGGGGGTTAGGTTTCTTTCCAAGTCTTCTCCAGTAGCTGTAGGGGTCTACAGGGGTATAGACAGAAGTATCCCCACTATATGTTTTTAACCAAGTTAAAGCGGGCGTTAAGCCCGCGTTTACGGCTTCGTGGAACTCAGCCGTTACACTTATATAGGGGTCTAGAGCGTCGGCGTGTTTCAAGGGGCAAATCAAACTTTTTTTCTTGGTATAACAAAAGTCCTGGTCAGAGCTGGTTTTCTGGTGAAAATATTTTCGATGATAGTGGGGGGCGGGCGGGGGGTGGACCTAAAAAACCCTGGGGTCGTCAAGGGCGCGGGCATAAAAAAAGGGGGCAAACGCCCCCATTCTCCCCACAAAAACAGTCGCCCACACAGGAGAAACCCCTCCCCCACTGTGTGTGAGAGAGGGGTGTCCGCTGACTATCCTATAGGGCGATTCGCTTCATTACTACGCGACAAGTAGCGGTGATGATGCTGAACTCCGCGACCCCGCGATTCTCTTCGATGTCATACACAATTCCTACGCGACCCTTACCTAGTGGAACTAGGTCACCGATTCGCGCATCCTCAAGCAAGACCAAGTCGCAATCGGGCGCATGGTCGAGAGATGGTATTCCGTAAGAATGCTTCACCTCTGCGACGTGCGCCTTCAAGTTTACGAGTAGGTCATCGTGTGTCCATGCTGTTGCTGCCATGATTGAACTCCTTGCTAATTCACCGAACCCAGCGTTCGGCGATGGAATACAGAATACACGATGAGCCCCACACCTGTCAAATCTGGCTGTCTGGCTGAGCGTAAATACGGCGTGTCTAACGTAGCACCTAACACATGACACATGACCCGACACACATGGCACATGACATACACGCCACACCCACATCACGCGCCTGTCTACACGCATAGCGTATGTGCTATTGACAGCTCGCACGTGCATGGGCTATTCATTGCGTATACACACATCTCAAGATAGCAGAACGTAGTTCTGCTTATATATGTCGAGCCAGTCGGAAATCCTGACGGCAGAAAGGAACCACCATGAGAAAAGTAGCAACCGAAACCCTAAGCGGTGTCGTGAAGAACGGCACTGTCCACATCTCCAAGGCAGACGACAAGCGCGTCTTCGCCAAGGTTCGCATCACCACACCAACCGCCAAATCTTCGAAGAAGATTGAGGCAATCCTCAAGGCGATGGGGCAATACCCAAACTTTGACAAGGTTCTCGCAGCCGTGCTCAAGGTCGAACCAAACGCATACCTAACACTGAAAGGCGGTGCTCGCTAATGAGTAACGACACAGCACTATCCATCTTGCTTGTTTGCCTATTGGCAATGACGTTCATGATTGGTGCTCTTATGGGCATGATGCGACGCGACACAGAGTGGCGCAGGCATCTCAAGATAGCAGACCAAAGGTCTGCTGATATAGACAACCACTGGGAAACGGCAATCCGTGGCTAGTGAATCAACCAACCCGACGGAGGTGGTCATCAAATGCGGTGACTGCCTCCGTCCCGAATGCGAAGGATGTGAGTACTGATGAACTACAAAGTAGCAATCAACTGGCAAGAAGATGAGAACTCGCCCACTGGCACGATGTATTGGGTCGAGGTAATGAAACTCGATGACTGGAATACAGTCATTGTGGAAACAAAGCACCACACCTTGAGTGTCGCATGGGGCGACGCTCTCGCAGAACTGCAACACAAGGGAGAAATCTAATGACCGTTTGGGAAAAAGGCGACAGCGATGTAATCGCTGAGCACATAGCGGAACAATTCGCTACCGACTGGCTACTGGTCATTGAAAATGACCGTGATTGCTGGACACAATTGATAGATGATGCCAAGTCTATGGACTTGAATGTCATCTCACTTACAGCCTATCTCCGCGAGGAATGGGATGTACTTATCGACCAAATGGAAACACAAGTTTCCAAGATTTCTGACGTGGCTTGCTTGTTGCTACGTCAGATGCTCGTGATGGGTGACCGCCCATTCGAGTTGATTGCCCGCCATGTAATCGAACGAATCAAGGAGGAAAAATAATGGGTCAATACCATGTCCTTGTCAATTATGACAAGAAAGAAGTAGTCGAGCCTTATGGATTAGGGCTTGGCGCAAAGCAAGTTGAACAACTAGGCGCGTTCAAAGGAACGATTGCCGATGCAATGTATCTGCTCGTGATGACTAGCCCTGCTCGTGGAGGTGGCGACCTGCCACTGACTGGCGTGTCTGGGCGATGGGCTGGCGATAGAGTCATGATTGTCGGTGATTACACCGAAGATAGCGACGTGCCATCTATCCCAAACGTAAGCAAGTTATACAACGGCGATTACCTAGACATCAGCAACCAAGTTGCTGAGGCATTACAAATAGCGTTCGGAAGAAATGTTCGGGAGTCAAGTTGGCATCCCGACTACGTCGACAAGGAGGAAACACATGCCTAAGTATCTCGTATGGCAGAAGCGCGAGTTCATGTTCTACCAAGAGGTAGAAGCGGACTCAAAAGAAAAAGCAATAGACATCGCCTTCGAAGAAGGTGATTGGGAACAAGACCAAAACTATGCCGAGCATGAATACACAGTCGAGCTCGTGCCTAGCGAACTACAACCAGAGGTTGATGACCTCATCAAATCAGAGGAGGAAAGCAATGGGTAACAACATGTCGCAAGACCTAGCAGAGAATGTCATAGACATTCGGCAATCAATCACCATCCAGTTGCGAAGCAACCACTATCCACCAGTACCACTATCCATGGTGGAACCATGCATCGAGGCAATCTATGCGGTATCAGAAGGCGATACGCAGAGAGCAATCCAACTACCCGACGGCGTAACGTGGCGTGGCTCAGTGACAGCGCCTGCGTATGCGATAGTCGAAGGGCATCACCTCGGACCATGGTGTTCATACGATGATAGCGATGACTATGACTACTAAGCACATCATGGACATGAGCGCAGATGAACTGGCTCAACTCACCTGCTTCGGATACGAAGGACACCCATGCACTAACACGATGGATGAGTATGGCTGTCGCAATTCCATGAAAGACAATGAACCATTCTGTTCAGAATGCTGTGCCGATACTACCGATGGCATGTGCTGCGGGTAGTGCGTATCAAGATAGCACATCAAAGATGTGCTTTATATATAGGGCAACTCAACGAAAGGAGAAGCAATGCCGAAACTAAAAAGGTCTAACGACCGCAAGGTAACCAACATGGCAACACCGAATGGCAAGCGGTCAGCGATTGCTAACACGTTCGGTCTGCCTAGTGGCAAGCAATACTCTTGCCCATATGCAACCAGTATCTGCGAGAAGATTTGCTACGCAGGTAAACTGGAAAAGATGTATACCTCAGTTCGTGAAGTGTTACTTCACAACTGGAATTCGTTACGCAACGCCGACAAGTATGACATGTGGGCAATGCTTGACACCATGATTCTAGATTTCAAATCAGACTGCGACACCAAAGGTGTCGAGAAACTATTCCGCATCCACTGGGACGGTGACTTCTTCAATGCCGATTACATCTGGGCGTGGAAGGTAGTCATCGAGAACAACACCGACACTCAGTTCTGGGTGTACACACGCAACCCTGACGCAGCTCGTGCGTTACGTGACATTCCCAATCTCTCGCTGTATTACTCTGCAGATGCAGAGAACTGGGAGTTCGCACCGCAAGGTGTGAAGATTGCATACCTTGGTGACACCTTCGGTGCTGCCAAGCAAGCAATGCTAGCCATGACAGGCAAGCCAGGTGCTTCCTGTCCCGAACAACTCAAGCGCATTCCACTCATCTCCGAAAAGGGTGGAGCCTGTGCGGTATGCCGTCTATGTGTAGACGGTAAGTCCGACATTCGATTCAGTATCTCAAAGAGATAGGAGTAAACATGGAACCATCATTCAGAATCACGCAAGTAGAAACACTGCTCACTGCATACGTAGATGCGGTGCATCGTAGCGGTATGACTGACCTTGCCATATGGCAATCACTCGAACCGCTATACCAAAGACCCGAAGAGTATGACCTCGTGCTTACATCCACACGTGAAGAAGCCTTCGACCGTATGGTCAAGGATAACTGGAGCGTGAACATGGGCGACCACTTCTTCGGACTGGACTATGAAACCATCGACGAACTAGTGCTGGAATATCTAGTCGACAACCATCTCGCAACCCGCGTAGATGAATCTTGATAGCACATCAAAGATGTGCTTTATATATAGGAAGCAAGACCCAAACAAAGGAGGCAACACAATGGAACAACTAGAAGCAACAATCACAGAAGCAACCGAGTCACCCAAGGTATTGGTTGACGAAATCAAACAGCAGATAGCAACACTCGAAGCACAAGTCAACACACTGCGTGACTCACTCTACCGAGAGCGAGCTCATGTACGTGACCTATTCACTGCCATCAACGATGACATCGAGTCCAATGATTGGACTGAAGAGGACACAATCTCACTCAAGGAACTAAGCGACTACCTTGAAGCAGCGTTCTCTAGCAAACTCGTATTCACTAAAGAGTACGAAGCGTATGTCGAGTTCACCGTCAAGACCACTGTCAAGTACAGGTCAGAGAATGCAGAATCTGCTCAAGAGATTGCCGACTCTATCGGACTGGACATGGATGACAGCGATGTCAATTACGATGGCGACGCAGAAGTCAGCGAGTTCTGGGTTGAGAGCACACGAGTCCTATCCGTAGAAGAACAATAGAAAGGAAGCACATGACAACCGACACAATCAAGTCAACACCCAAGCGAGGTGACCGTTGCGCCAATGGTGCAACCATCCTCGATATCAAGAAGACGGTAGGCGAAGGATGGATTGTCCTCTGCCTGTATCCCGAATCTCAGTACCATCCGTTCGTAACATGGTGGGCTTTCTGGTCGCAGACTGGCGAGCTTTCCTGCTCAATGGGTCATTACCATGACCAACTCTCCGAAGCAGTTGTTGACTTCGACAACCGTATATGAGATACTCTTTCCCAACCAACCAACAAACGAAAGGAAACACATGACAACAACACGCAGAATGTCAGCAAGTATTGCTGGCTCAGCAGTAACCGCAACATCCGCACAAGACGCAGCACAACAGGCTGGTCTTGACTGGCACGTATCACTGGCTGACCTTGAAGCCCTAGCAGTAAACGATGAGGGTGTCAGCAGACTCCAAGTACCAAGCACATTCGCAACTGTACGTACCGACAAGGACGGCGGGCAGTCAGTGCTTGGCACTGTAGGTACACGATACCAAGTGTTTCAGAATGGAGATATGTTCTCTGCTCTAGATGCACTGGTTGATTCAGGTGAAGCACGATATGCCAACGCAGGTGAGCTGCGTGGTGGTGCTCAAGTCTGGATGCTTCTTGAACTTCCAAAGGAAGTCAAGATTGCAGGTGACCCACATGCTGCTTACTTACTAGCACGAACCTCACACGATGGTTCATGCTCACTCGGTGTCACGCCAGTTGTGAACCGACTCTTCTGCTCCAACCAAATCAGTGGCATTTTCCGTAAGGAATGTAAGTATTCCTTGCACCACACAACCAATGCCAAACTGCAGGTAGAGCAGATGCGTAAGATGCTTGACGTTATCTACACAGGTATCGAAACGTATGAGATTGTCGCAGACAAGTTACTCAACGTAGAGGTATCAGATACACAAGTGGAAGACATCTTCAAGAAGATGTGGACCATGCCAGCACTGGTCGAGAAGACACCGTACTTCAAACTCAGCACTGGTGAACGACGTACATACAACCGTATCACTGACGCTCGTAACACAGCGCTCAATATCTACCAGCACAGCAGCACACAAGAGAACATCAAAGGTACTGCGTTCGGTGCGTTCCAAGCAATCGTCGAGTACCTTGACTGGAACTCACACAAGTCGGAGGCTACTCGTGCAGAACGTGTAATCGCTGGCAAGTATGACCGACTCAAGAGCAAAGCTCTTGACCTAGTAACACAGGAGGTAGCGTGAAACAATGGAAAGAACCAAAGGAATATCCCAATCCTCTACAGAAATATGTAGACCAGCAGTATGTGCAACCGCAACTCACACCAAGGGTGGCGCAATACATACTCAAAGCGCTGGACTATCTACACATCTACTCAACTAAACACGATGAGCCTGCTCTTATAGAGCAGCCATTACACGATGATGCCGAGGCGTTCGTTACCGACGTAATCATCTATGCACCAGAGGAGAATCATGGGCAAACTAAAGAATAAAAATACGCTGGAAGTCAAAGCCTCCCGACTAAAGATTGTTCCAGTCGGGGGCTGGACTTGGTACTGTGGGTATCACGATTCCTACGGATTAGGAGATGACGAGGACGAAGTCCTCTTCATGTCTGGTGCTCACATGCATTACCATATGATTGATGGTGATGTGTGCGAGCTTTACTACAAGGAGCACAAGGAAAGGAAAGAAGCATGATTATACAAGAAAGCGTAATTCTCGTATGTGAATACTGCAATGCAGAGATTGAAAGACATACCAAACTGGAAGCACGTGAAGCGTTAGCCGAACACCAGAACTACGTGCAGTGCATTAAGGGATACTGATGTCACGTCCACGTCCAACTGAAATCAAGTTAGTTGCTAACTTGCTTGACCCTGACAACACTAACTCCGAAAGTGCTGCGGAACTAGCAGTAGAAATCATCGAGGCTCTGGATGAATCCAGATACAAACGTGATTCCTACATACTCGTAGCACAACTAGCACGTTGGGCTCCAGTTCAGGCGTGGGGTGAGTTCAGCACCAAACTGCAGGCTGAGAAGTTCGTAAAGAACTTATCGGCTGTAGATAAGAACGAACCAGGTAAGGCAGTGGTCTGTCGCTTGGAACTACCAGAAAAATTTTTGGAAAGGATTGGAGGTAAATAATGTGGACGATTGTATACATTGCCATCGCTGCGTATGTCGCTTATCGTATAGGCAAACGCAAGGGTGAGCAGGAGATGTATCAGTTATGTAAGAACGCTGACCAAGTTCAGCGTGAGTTCTTCTCACGCATCAGCTTGAACTAGAACCATCCGAAGGGGCGGGGGCTTGTGCCTCCGCCTCTTTTTCTTTACGCGCCTGAGCCTGCATACTGTTCAGCATCGTAGCCCAATACAATTTATAGAACTCTTCATCGAATGCGAATCTCTTCATATGTTTTACTGTTGCACCAGTATGTGCATGCAATGGAATCCCAGCCTCTCTCATCTTCATAAAGAACTGGATGTCCTCACCAATGAACGTATCCTTATCAGAGTTAGCATCATCCATCGACTCAATAAAGAATGAGATGTCACCATGGAACTCACGCATCTTGTCAGCCACTGACCTATGCATCAGAAGGAATCCAAACCCAGCGTAATCAACCTTCAACAACTGGTTGAATGGCAGAGGGTGAACGTATGACATCAGGTACTTGTCATCCTCATGCGCCATGAATACTGCAGGATATGGCTGCATGATTGAACTCTCCATCTGCTTGGAGATGAAGTAAGTTCCGCTAACAACAGGTCGCTCAACCTTGTGAGCAGACTTCCATACCAACTGCAAAGCTTCGTTCGTAAGAACGATATCGCTATCGACCCAGAGTAACCAATCAAAGTTAGTCTTCTTATGCCAGGTATCGAATGCAGTCTGACGTTGTCTACCTATCTGATTACCTTGCACACGTTGTGCGCTAGTAATAGGTAGCCCAGCAGTTAACAGCGTGTACACCACGCCTTCCATAAACTTGCCATCGACTGTTCCATTGTCACACCAACAGACCATTATCTGGTCGTTAGGTTCGCTGGTAACAGCTCGCTTCGCAGGGTTGCCTGACTTACCCATTGTGGTTTCCTCCCCATCCAGTTCCCTTGAACTGTATACCTGGCGCTGTCCACACACGTGTCATGGTTCGATGACACTGGTCGCAGTCAGGACCAACTTCGAAATGTATATTGAATTCTTTCTTGAACGAACATTCTCTACATTCGTATTCGTATGTAGGCATTAGTATGGTGTTGCCCCTCCGAGATACTCAGTTATATCTCTTAGTCCCTTGTTGATAATCTGCTCCACTCTTTGTGGAGAGATGTCCCATTCTTTTGCAATCTCAGCAAGAGGCGCATCAGTTGAGTATTTAGTTTTTAATATCTGATGTGTTCGTAAGTCTAGCTTCTTCATTGCTCTGTCTACATCAGCTAACATAGCCAAAAGATTATTACCTTCGTTCGGTTGCTTCTTTGCTTTAACGCCATGGATATCTGGGTCCATCACTTGGTTAGTTAAGTGAGCATCATCAGAACCAATAACCTTAATAAGAGTTTCAATCATAGCCAAGCGGTAGAAGTATTCATCACCTAACTCATAGCCAAGCGCCCGAGCTTTTTCTTTGCGAGCGTATCGCTCGCCTGCCCTGCGTATGAATGTGCTGAATGCTTTGTATCCTTGCTTGCGTTCTATCTCATCCTCACGCATTAGGTATTCGGATACTTTATCTTTACGCTTCCATGCATATTCATTCATAGCCTGCTTAACATCTTCAAGCTCAACAAACCTGTGATATCTTTTTGCTATACCCCAAGCAATGGTGCTTGTTATGTCATTGATTGCAGACCAAATCTCATGGTCTTTGTCTAGGTCAGCCAAGGGATTTCACCAAGTATTCAACAGACCTAAGCATTAATTTAATATCATCATTGAGTAAACCAAGAGCACGATTGTGATTAGAACAAAGCAAACCACGCACCTTGCCAGTCGTATGGTCATGGTCTATATCAAGAGCTCGCTTGCCTTCTGGTTTCTTGCCACAGATGTGGCAACCACCATCTTGTTCTTCAAGCATACGTTCGTAATCTTCCACGCTAATTCCATACATACGGATACGTGAGATACGTTGCTCTTCGTAAGTCTTATTCCGATTTCTTGGCATACTTAGCCCACACCCCACGCTGTACCATTAGTGCGATGATGGCGTAATTAGCCAGGTCAACAAACGAATCTTCAAGAGATTCGTTCTTAGGTTTCTCTGACTTGGGACTATAGATAAGATTCTTTAATCTCTCTAGCTTGTCCGACATACGTACCATCAGCCCATTGGTTGCGCCACCTGGTGCATGCCAGATGTTGTATGGACCGTAATCAATTTGTTTCTTTACTAGAATCGCAAGCAATTCATCGTAGATTTTTTGAGCATCCTCTTCGAATTGCAGGATGGTAGTATCTTCAGACAACGAGCTCCCTCTATTCATCCAGTGCGTTAATCAACTTAGTTAACGCTTGAGCTCCTTGGCTGACAATTATACTATTAACGTCACTATCAGGCGGTAGCGACACGCGGATGGCTTGAGGTATTGCATCAGATAAACGGCGGGCTAGTTCTTGTCCTGGGTTAGAACCATCCTCTTTGGCATCGTTATCTGTGGCTATAACAACGCGACCAATCCCGTCAAAACAACGGCTAAAGTGAGGCTTCCAAGCATTAACGCCAGCCACAGCGACAGCAGGATGACCAGCAAGGGTAGCAGATATCGCATCAATCTCTCCTTCTACAATCAATACTTCATGGACTGCATGAAGGATAGCACTAACGTTATATAGGTGGTGCTTCTGACCAGTAGGAATCATATACTTTGGGTCGCCGTCATCTATACGGCGAAACTTAAATCCAACTACACCTGACTCTGTTATGTATGGGATAGATAGGTGATGCTTCAACCTATCTTCATGACCAGGTGCAGGTTCAACCACATACCCAAGCTTGAACTGTTCAGCTCCGTTAAGGATGCCACGCTTCTCAAGGTATGCCTCGGCTGGTGAACCAGCAAGGTTGGCATGGTATGTGTTAGCTGCTTTAGTCCAAAGGTCTATGAGCTTTTGATTTGGTTTCACTTCTTCTCCTGCCTATGCACAACAAATGGAGGGGCAGTATACACATCATTCTTGGCTGCTATCTGCATTGCTTTCTTCCAGTTAGCACCAGATGCGAGAGCACCTATGGCATAGGAAGACCCAGAACCTAAGCCATAGATGCCATCGTCGCGTAGGAAGACTGAGTATGTATCATCTACTTCATAGATGGTTCCATTCACAGCCATTAAAAATAAGAATTCATATTCATCTGTCTTCTCATCGTGAACGAATCCGTTATCACGTAAGCATTCACGCATGTTAGGGATGACAGTTGTAATCATAAAATGATAGATGTCTTTTGTGTTAGCTGGTATGGCTGGTGGTTTCCATATGTGTTGGACTATGTCACAGGGTTGAGTAGTGCCAGCACCAGCGATTAGAAACTTACCGCGTTTAGTAATCTTAGTTACGATTGGATGTGAGTAAGGGCGACCCTTCTCAGTTGTAGTTCTACTATCGGCTGCAATCAAGCAGCCGTCTGGTTCTTGAATACCAATGATTGTTGTCATCTAACTGACCGCAATCTAGGTGGAGTCCAACGACTACTGGACTTACGTCCACGTGTCGGAGCTGGGCTCTTCGACTCCTTGCCTATGTTCTTCTCTGCCCATTTACGAGCGTCTGAGTATGTTAAGTTTTCACGAGCCATGACAATCTGTATACCAGCGCCACGTCCGCTGCATGCATAACATACCCAGACACCCTTCTCCGAATTAACCGAAGCAGACTTATGTGAGTCATCATGTACAGGACAAAAGATGGATTTGTCCCCACCTAGTGGTAGGTCTAATCCGTAATGACGAAAGACTGCTTCAAGAAATTCGGGTTGGTTCATGACCTAATACCAATTCCTTTCCTGGTGAAACCTGTACGCTTCGCACCAAGTGTCGTATCGATGTAGCACATACTTGTGTGCTTCTTGTGTTTGTTTGAGTAATGACCACCCTGGTTTTGCCCAGAGTAATTGCCATACTCCACGCGCTCCACTCGACTTGTTGAGGGAGTCCACGTTGTATCGGCTCTCCTTGTATGCAATGCGAATCGCACACTGAGCCTCGCGTTTGTTGGTTGTGACCTGTGTTAACGCCAACTCCACTCGTTCCTTTTTGTCCGTGACTACGGACAACTTCTTCTCGAATGTAAGTTCTGGCGATAACGCTTGGGCTGGTGCTGCTATTGGCAGCATCATTCCAAGTATAGTCACTAGCACTAACCGCATAGTTACCTCTTTTCATTTTGTGAAACTCTGTCACAGCTTCACTGATGTCCATTGTAACCTGCCTGTTTTAGCAGATTCACCCAGAGTTCCGCAGGCATTACTGCATACGACTCTGAGATATTAGATGTGCCACGCTTTTTTATTAGCACAACTCCTGTTTCCGCATCCGCATGAATCATCTCATCCTCAAGTTCTTTTAGATAACCAGGGATGTTGATGCGTTTTTCATTCTTGCATTCTATAACAACACCATCGATACCATCAATGTCACCCACATCATCATGGCGACCAGCACCGTAAGCTCGTTCAGCACATGGGTAGCCCATGCTGATAAGCCATTTGACTACGTCACGTTCGTACTGTGAGCCTTTGCGTTTGGATGGTGTGGTCATTAGAACTCAATCGAAATCCAGATTGGTCCGATGTCTAAATTAAATCCCCATCTGTCAATACAGATGCCAATAGCAAACCTTCTAAAATTAAAACCAATATGGAACCAACGCTTTAATATAGTAAACTCAATTGTCTTCATACATAATCCTTTACTAGTATCTCTTGAATAATTATATTTCTACTGCGCCTAATCTTCTTGCGCTCCATTGGGGTTGTCCCACCCCACATGCCATAAGCCTCATGTCTTATAGCCCATTCCAGACATTCATTCTTAACCACGCACTTGCCACATATCTTGCGTGAGTATGTATATATATCAGTACCACTTCCTCCTTCTTCTGGAAAGAAGAACTCAATACCAATCTCTCTACACAACCCCCTGGTCAAGTCTGGAAATTTCATCTGCACTTCCCTTTCGTAGTAACTTCATTGCGGACAATAAGTTTTCTATAGTAACCAAGTAACCTTTACTTCGGTTCGGGGGAATCTCACAAGTAATCTCGTGACCCCAGTTCTTGACTACATATCTTACGTAATCTGTCGGAACCATAATCACGCCTTCTTCTAAGACGAATGCCCAGTAATCAGCTTGCGTTACTGATAAACCAGATGGTTCCCAAGATTGGGATTTAAGATACCAGCACTCAACCTCAATGTAAACATTGTTTGTCTTGTGCCACTTGCGGTCACGCTTTACTTCAACAGTTTTACCATTAGTCAGAAGTTGTTCAACAAGTTTCTCTCCTTCACGACCATACGAGAAATCTAAATCGAAACTTGATTTAGTTACTTCCATTGACTCAACGTCCTTGCTCTAAATAATTCTGTCGATGAGTTATACAGAGTCATCTTGCTAGCTTCTGCTGCCAGCGTTATGTACTCTTCAGCATTCGGGTCAGCTTTACCGTGACGATTCTTCACGACAGCCACACGATAAACATTAGATGCGCTATCCAGCGCCACGGATAAGACCAGTTCTGGTAGGGCTGCAACCTTGCCCATCAGAGCCTTGCGTGGCGCTGGGTAGTTTGGCTTAGACATCTTCTCATTCTCCGACACATGGTGAAGAACAATGAAGGCGGTTTCGTATTCACGAGCCATGTAGTGGAACGCTGACATTGCATCACGCAATGCAGTCCACTCGTTGTCGCTTGATGAAGCGACGTTCATTAAGTTGTCAACATACACCGCCACAGGTGCAGCACCGTGCAGTTCAATCCACGCTTCGATTTCTTCCTCGATGTCTTGTAACGAGGGTGCTGGGTCGAAGGCAAACCGAACATGTCCTGCACCTTCAGCCAATGCATCTTCAAGAAGAACACTGGCTTCAGTATCCATGATTCTCTCAACGTCAGACACTTCTCTGTCCATAATGATTGCGCCTGCACGAGTCGCTATTGTTCTTGAATCAGAGTCCGCTGAGATATATAACGCTGGAACTTTGGAGGCGATGGCATACCACAATGCAATCAGTGTCTTACCGCCACCTGGCTGACCTGCAATCAAATGCAGTTGAGCCTGACGGAAGGATACTTGGGCTGCGGTAAGTGCAGGAAGCACCTCTGGTAATTGCTTACCAGCAGGTGACTCCACACCGACTACTTGTAGTAGTGAACGCATTGTTAGCCTTTAGTCCAGATTGTTTCTGCTTCAGCAACACCTGGCTTAAATGGCTTTGGTCCCTTGGCTGGGTCAAACCAACCAACGTAAGCCTTACCAGCCTTGGATACGCCCTTCTTCTTGGCGTACTTGCCACGTCCATCTGGTAAGTCTGGGGCATCTGGGTGTCCGTATGTCCACTCATTGCCGTACTTGTCTTTGACTACCTCAATTGATTGAGGTGATGATGACACTGGCTGAGGATTCATGCCAGCATCTTGGAGTGCTTGAATAGCTTGCTCCATGTTAGGTGCGTATGCATTACCAGTTGGTCGATTAACTAGTAGTGCTTGCAAACTTTGTGCTTCATTGATTGCTTCAATGACTCCACTTAGATTTGCTTTGAATTCAGCAACACTGTTACCTCGGACGGTAAACAAGTCCTGCCCATTTAGCTTGCCAGTATATGAAAACGTAGATTCAGTCATCTACTTTTTCCTTTCCTTCCCCTTTGTTGTAGGTATTTGCAGAGGGAAATCTTTTGAGCCCATTGCTGGACACTTCTCTTGGAACGAACACATCTTACAGTTTTCTCCAACAGATGGTGGGAACCAACCTTTAGACACGGAGTCATTCATTGCACCAAATACATAATCAAAGTAATCAATACTCAAATGCGATAAGTCAAACAGGTCATCGAGCTGACCTTGTCTTGTCATAAAGAATGCGCCGAACTTTGGGCGAATGCCGTATATCTTTTCAATACCGCTGGCATACAAGCCAGCTTGAATCATACCGAACGGTGTCCTAGCACCAGTCTTGAAGTCGACTATTACTAAGTCTTCCCCCACTTGGTAAATGACATCAATGACAAAGCGTACAGGTGTGCCTCCGAAATGCACACTTGCATCCCATTCGATGCCAGGACGACCGTCGGGCAGGGTAGCGATTTTCCACCCAGACTGAGCATACCACTTCTGGTAAGCCTCAACCTGCTTGAGTCCATCACTCTGCCAGAACGCTAGGTCTTCCCCATCTGGGCGAGCTACGGTCTTACGACCTGCAGTCTTCCAATCAGAACTGGGAACACCTGTTTGTTCTTCGGTAACTCTAACAGATTCATTAAATACTTCAAGCCATTTTTCAGTTAAACTCATCATCATCCTTCGGAGTGTAGTCTGGGTTATCTATGGGGGTAGGGGTAGTCATTGGCGACCCACAGGTCGCACAGAAGGAATCAGTAAACCACATAACAAGCTCATAGTCTTGGAAGATGGCACGGATAATTTGTATGTTGGAGCCACAGTTAATACACTCATTGCTGGGTATTCCCCGCTGGTCAATTAGATTCTTGCTGGGTTCTATAGAGCTCATGGTTCAACCATTCCAGCATCGAGTGGACTGCTGAGCCAGCAGCCAAATAAACAGCTGGTTTCTCTGGGACCATTGCGACTTTGCTGAGGTAGTATTTCTGCGGGCAGGATTGCCAAGTAGAAAGCTGACTATAAGAACGATGTGGGGGTAGTTGATTCATATGCATAGTGTATTCTCCAAGTCGGACAAATCGGGTCCGACACGCCGT